ACAACAAAGAGGCTGTGGACCTTCCCACCGAGAATGCTAGTTCAATCCAACAGAGCTTGACGAAGAAGACATGAGAATAGACGAAGCCCTAAACCTCCTCACGGAGGCAAAAATGAAAGTGGAGTTCGCTAAGAACGTGCCCAAGGATTTTCAGCAAGACATGAAACTCCTCAACAAGTTCCTGGCAGCCATCAAGGAATCTGCTCGTAACACGGGAATCCCTACTACCGCTTTGGATATTCGAAAGCCCAAGGCTGAGGAGAAGGGAGTGGTCAAGTGGGTCTCCGTTCAAGTTCTCATCAATCCTCGAAATCCAATTCCGGTCGAAAAAAGAAATCAGGTCGTTGCTAACATGTTAGTGGCAGCAACGGCCATTGCGAAACAATCAGTGAAAGGTGCCGTGAAAAAGAACAAGAAATTTCAGAACGCAATCAGTGTGGGCCGAGTAACCATTTCTAGCACCCTGCCCAATGTCACAGTTCCGGGAATCACAGTCGTGGTAAATAGACCTTTCAAGGAAATCAAATAATGGCCTATCATGTCTACTACTATGACGAACAGATATTGAGATATCTACGCCAGTTTGTAGATCTCTTCTATGGTCTGAAGGTACGAGGAGGATTTGTTGACGGAGAGGACCCAGAACTGATCGAGGTTCCTATTTTCCACAGTTCCCTGGATCGAGCCGCGATGCGTTGTGTCGCCGGCGGCGAAGATTCAGAAACTACCAGCATGAGTGTTCCCCTGATTTCCTGGCGGATGACCAACATCCAGCATGACGCCGAGCGTCGGAAGCCACCAGTCCAAGACAGAAGAACCTACCTATTGGTGGAGGATGTTTTGGAAGAAGACGGCACCCTAAAGTCGACGACTGATCAGCAAGCTGGTATCAAGGTGAAGGCCCGACACATGCCAATCCCCTGGACTCTCCAAATGGAGCTGGGGATTTTAGCCGAGAACTTCGAGCAGCATCTTCAAATCCTAGAACAAATTATGATGGTCTTCGGTCCTAATCTAGACATTTCCTCGAACGATGGTCCCTGGGATTGGACCTCCCTCACCAGCGTATTCTTTCGAGATCTAGCCATCGCGGATGTCTTTCCGGGCGGAACAGAGCAATCCTTCATCGGCAGCATCTTCCAATTCGATATTCCTATCTGGATCTCTGGTCCAATGAGACAGGATCTCAATAAATATGTCAAGGGGGTTAGAGTAACCCTGAAAGATGGCTCTAATGTCACTGACCCGCTGGCTGATCTACTTCGGCCGCCGGAGAAGAAGTCCATCCCATCAGGCATCACGACCTCGGGGGAAACCATCCCGCTAATGACAGGGATTTCGGCCTCGGCCGGCTCAGCTTCGGCTCAATTTAGCCTGATCGATGTCACCACGGACGAAACGGGTGTGGATACTGGGCACGTTTTCTCATCCACTATCAACATCCCATAAGCCCTCTGAATATGGCGCAATCCCATAAATACTCTGGAATAAGGGATAAGCCATTTATTTGGCTAGTCAAGGAGTTTGAAAAGCGATGGCTAGTTTAATTTCACCAGGTGTATCAGTAACAATTATCGATGAAAGCTTTTTCATCCCCGCTACTGCGCCCACCATTCCTCTGTTTTTCATCTGCACGGAAGCTGATAAGCTGACCCCAGATGGGACGGCAACTGCTGCCGGGACACAGGAATCAGGCGTAGTCCGGACTATTACTAGCGCCTCACAACTTTCCGAGTTGTATGGCATCGCCGTCTTTAGAGAGACCGGCGGTTCTGTCCGAAACGGATTGTTCACTAATGAATATGGCCTTTTTGCCGCAAATACCTTCCTGGGGGTTGGTAATTTCTGCTACGTTGTTCGTGCAGATGTTGACCTAGCCACTACCACGGAAGACGCTTCCGGATTCTCTGCAGTCCTGGCAGCCATCAACGCTGAGATTCTAAGTGTCACCTCCGGCATTCGGTCTGAGTTCTTCGAGTACAATCTAGTCCTCGCCCCCTATTTTGGGTACGTGGATTTTGATGGCTCGGCCTCCGGATCGGTAGCTACGAATTTGAACACTCTCAGTTCTGATATCGGCAATGAGGTATTCGTCATGTTTGACGGACCACACGAGAAGACCCCCGAGGACTTCGCAACCGAGGCCCTCCTCTTTCCGAAGAGCGAATGGTCAGCGGTTTGGTATCCGGGCGGAATCGGAACGAATCTAGACGGTACTGAGGTCTGGGTCCCAGCTACGGCAATCGCGGTTCGGGTCATTACTCGAAGCGATAACGAGGCCGAGGTCTGGTTTGCACCCGCCGGTTTCCGACGAGGTGTTGTGGATAACGTATCTCAGGTCGGGTACATCGCAAGTGCGAGTGCTTCGACTGGCGAAGGTACTTTCACCCAGGTCGACTTAGACCAGGGTCGCCGGGACGTTCTCTACCTAGACGGAAGGAACGTTAACCCGATCACTAGATTCCCTGGCCGCGGAATTACTATTTTCGGCCAGAAGACCCAGGCCTCTAGTACGAGTGCATTGGACAGAATCAACGTCTCTAGGATGCTCGTCTCGATTCGACGTTCTATCCGAAAGGGCGCTTTGGCATTTGTCTTTGAGCCAAATGACCAAATTACTCGAGATAACTTGAGGGTCTCAATTGAAGGATTCCTGGGTGACATTGTTACCCGAAGGGGAATCTTCGACTTCGCAGTCGTATCAGATGAGACCAACAACACACCGACAAGGGTTGACCGAAGTGAGCTGTATGTGGACATCGCATTGATTCCAATTAAAGCTGCTGAATTTATCTTCATCCCGATTCGTGTTTTGAATACTGGGGCACAGCTGTAAGGAGAAACTAAATGGCAACAATTCTTAATCTTGGTACTCCCAGCACCACCCCTGGTATTCTGCATCCGAAGCATTCTCATCGCTTCCTCGTTCAGTTCCAGAACATTGGTGGAGCTCAGGACTCTCAGGTCCTGTCTCGACAGTGTATTTCTGCTACCAAGCCGATTCTCACCTTTAACGAGGTGGAGCTGAACCGATATAACTCCAAGGCTTATGTTGCTGGTAAGCATAGCTGGAGTGCAACGGATCTAATCATCGAGGACGATGTTGGTAACGGAGCCGCACGAATTCTCCAAGCTCAGATAGAGCGACAGATCACTTTGGTGGCCAACGGTTCCGCCCCTCTTGGTCTGAGCGCTGGTGTTTCGGGTGGTGCTTACAAGTTCCAAACCATCATTTTCCAGCTTGACGGTACGGGTTCGGATGCTGAAACTCCGAGTTTCCTCGAGAAATGGACTCTTCAGGGTTGCTGGCTTGCCAGCGTGACCTACGGAAATCTGGCCACAGAGACCGATGATCCGGTCCAGATCGCTCTTAGCATGAGATTCGACCACGCATTCGTCGAATACAACAACACGGTTGAGCCAGAATCTGCTCTCGTGGGCGGTAACGTATAAGTCGTTTTCCCTCCTGGATAAATACCTCCAATGGCCCACAAGGCTGTTGGAGGTTTTTTATGGAACTTTTGAAAGAAATCGCCTTTTATCATCGGATTAAGCCGGTGAAGGCTGGAGACTTGAAAGCTGGAGATCTGACGACCTTCGGGAGGGTCAGAGAGATCAAAGAGGACGGCCGAGTACTTGTCTTCAAATTCGGGGGGGAATCTGCTAAAAATCTAGCTGTCCTCCCAGACTACGAAATCGGGGTAATCATCTAATGGGTTGGTTTTCAATTCGTCCTGGCAGCTTCACCCCAGCACAAAAACTGCTGGATGCTATGCCAGATCCTGCTCGGAAATGGAACTATGACGTCCAATTTATTACTAATAATCTCCGTAGCGACATTAACAAGATGCACTATTTTGTTAAGCAGATTGATAAACCCAAATACGATTTCATCTACGCGGACATGAATCAATATGGATATCGGACCAAGGTCCTAACCCGTCTCGACATGGGATCATTAGGAATTACCTTTCTAGATGACACCGGCAACACGGTCTTAGCCTTTATTGATGAATACTTGGCTCAGAGCGTGGATCCTGATAAGAATAAGAGATTCCTTCAGCCCAACACTCTAGCAATTATGGAAGAGAGAGGATTCGATTTTGCGGGGGTATCAGCTAGAAGCGGCCTGGGGCAAACTGTCCTCAAGCAGATCAAGGTTAGCCAGTATGCTGGCCTGACGGCAGCCGGCACCGGCGAAGGTCGGATCAGAACATGGATTTTTGAAGAGCCTCAGATCGAGCAATTCGATCTAGACCAACAGTCTTCGGAAGCTGATGATCTAAGTGGCTTTGTGGTTCGCTTTAACTTCAAAAACGTCGTTATCCAACTCAACCAGCCCACTTATCCGCCGACTCCAGAGATTAAGGATGTGGTAGATGTTTTTGCCCCCTATTTTGATATTGATGGTTTTATAGACCTACCCAATCTAAATCTAGAGGATGCGGGGCAAATAACGGTCCCGACT